TGTGGCTACGTTACGAAAACTAAAGATGCTTCGGGAAGAGGTAAATGGCTCTTAGAGAACAAACACAACGACTTCTTTCTCAAGAAGACGTGACAGCCGACAACGTAGAGGAAATGTATGGGATAGAGGGCATAGACCTTCCAGACATTACCGCTAAAGATGTTGGCATGTTTGTGGCAGAGTCTACACCAGTTGTAGGCGAAGCAATTGCACTCAAGCGTACTTCCGACGCTTTGGACGAGGGTGACTATGTTGGTGCCGGTATTGAAGCTACAGCAGGTTTGTTAGGACTTGTTCCCGGTGTAGGTGATGCAGCAGGTAAAGGTTTACGACAAGTAGCAAAATCAGTGCGTAGAGGATATAACCCAGAAGACCCCGCCTCCCGTGTATTTCACTTAACCAAAAAAGATTACGATGTAGCAGACGTAATAGGTAGCGGCACTAGCGACATAGGTTTTCATGTTGGCACAGCGCAACAAGCGACAGCTAGAGGTTCTACGCAAACAAACTATGATCCAGAACTAGCAGAACAAATGGTGAAGGGTGAACGTATCCTTCCTATGGTTCTCAAAGCAGATTTGAAACCTGCTCGTATTGTGGATATGAGTAACTTCAAAGTTCCCGGTAGCTGGCTGGCAAATCTTTCTGTAGCATCTAGTGACTTACAAAGAATAAAATTTTTGAAGGGCGATGAAAGTGATGCAGCTTTATTTGCCAAAGCACCAAAAGTAAAAGTAGACGGTGAAACATACACCATGCTCCCTGATGCAATGAGGGCTGGCATGGATGAAGGTTTGTGGCGGGATATTGTTTTAGAAGCGCATGGTGCAAAACGTCGCGGACTAGATACTATAAACAGCCAAGAAGATCGTATTGCATGGTTTAACACGCTTAAAGAGACAGCAAATAAAAATGGCTACGACTCATTTGTATATCGCAATGAGTACGAAGGCACAGCAAACGAAAACATAGATGAGTTGGTAGAACAAATACAACGCGCACAACGTGGCGAAATTGACCCGGCTGAAATTGATATGAACAGTCGTTTTGCTGATAGCTACATGTTACTTGAACCAAACCAAGTAAAAGGTTTGTTTGGCGGGATGACAGAGAGTAGTCCTGAATTTATGAAAAATAAAGGCGGCTTGATGCTGCAAAAAGGTGGAGCAGTACCTATGAAAGAACAAATGGAAATGTTTGAAGACGGCGGTCTTGAACAGGACGGAGGTACTAAAGACCCCGTATCTGGCAACGACGTGCCTCCCGGCTCTGCGCAAGAAGAGGTGCGGGACGACATTCCTGCCCAATTGAGTGAGGGCGAGTTTGTATTTCCGGCTGACGTGGTACGTTACATCGGTCTTGAAAAGCTAATGATGATGCGGCAAGAAGCTAAGATGGGCCTCAAGATGATGGAAGAGATGGGGCAGATGGGCAACAGCGATGAAGCCACCATGCCTGACGATCTCCCCTTTGGCATTACAGATTTAATTATTGTTGACGGCTCTGAAAGTGTTGACAACGACGAAGATAAAGAGTATAATACAGGCGGTGTTGTATTCGGAAATAATCCAAATACTGGTGTAACATATCAAGCACCGCAGTTCCAAGCTGGGCAGACACAAGTAGGCATGGCGGCATCTCCTATTGAGATGGCACCTATTGCACGTCCAGAACAGCAAGCAACGCCCGTATATAAAGCACCACAAACATTGCCTACTGCGAGTGAGTTTATAGCACCACCTGAAGGACAGGCACCGCAGACAATTACAATTGTAAACAAAGAAACCGGCGAAGAACGTATGATTACGTTTATTCCGGGCGTAACGGAAATTCCGCAAGGTTTTGTTCGCAAAGAAGACTATGTACCTAAAGAGGTAGTTCCTGAAACTCCTAGTACAACGGTTGAAACTGCTACTGTGCGTGAAGACACCAGTGATGATGATGAACGTCGTCGTAAGGAAGAAGAAGCGCGTTTTGGCCCCGGTGGAGGAAGAATAGGTATTCAAGGAAATATTTATGGGGTGTCATTTGATATGCCAGAAGGCTTTATGCCGGGTATGGCAGGGGCTGGGTCAACAGCACTTAGTTTGCTCTCTGGAAAGCCACTACCAGAAAACGTATCCGTAAATATCAAAAGAGATGATTTAGAAGTAAAACTTTCTGGGGTTGAGTATAATAGACTAAAGCAGGTAATTAAAGACGAGGGTGCAAATTCAAATGCAGCAGGTCAGGCATTTGAAGAGATTGTAACCAACGCTCTAAAAAGAGAAGAACTCACGTATGATGACGGCAGTAGTGTTATTGAACAAATTACAAAGTCAAAATCTGGTGAAGAAAATTATTCTCAAAGCACTAGAGACAATCTTGCAGAACTTCGTGCAGATCAAGCTAGACGAGCAGAGGAAGCTGCTCAAAGACGGGCAGAAGAAGCGTATAGAGAATCTCAGCGAGACGATGATTCATCCCCTGCTGGTGAACCTACGCAATATTCTGTTAGTAGTGACCCGTATAGTGATCCTCAAGAAATTGCATCTCGTGAAGATAGGTTTGGAGAGGCAGGACTTTATATGGCAAGGGGTGGCCTAGCCGGTAAGAAAAAACCTAAAGCCAAGAAGATGAAGCGAGGTGGACTAGCTTCTAAAAAATAATCCACATATATGTTGGCTACCTGATCCCCCACCCGACGTGGCTACGGTTGGCCCCAACTAGGAGAAGTAAAATGGCAGAGACTGCTGAAATTATGGCTGAAGAAATGCAGCCACAAAAGAAAGTTGCGTTTGCAAATCGTAAGTACACTAACGAAGAAAAACGCAAGATGGAAGAAGATGAACTTGAGCAAATGCTCAAAGAACAAAAAGGTGAAGTAGAAGAGACCGCTGAACCAGAAGAACCAGAGCCTACAAGTGCCGAAGAGAAAACATTTAAGAAGCGTTACTCTGATTTGCGTAGGCATCAGCAAAAACAAGCAGAAGAGTTTAAAACAGAACTTGCAGAACTAAAAGCACAGCTTTCTGCTGCTACTCAAAAAGAAATGAAGCTGCCTAAGTCAGACGAAGACATTGAGCAGTGGGCAAAAGATTACCCTGATGTAGCAGCTATTGTTGAAACAATTGCAATGAAGAAAGCACGTGAGCAATCCAGCGCACTTGAAGAGCGCATGAAAGTGATTGACGAAATGCAAAGTTCTGCCACAAAAGAAAAAGCTGAAGCAGAACTAATGCGACTACACCCGGATTTTGATGATATCCGCGATAGTGATGAGTTTCATCAGTGGGCAGAAGATCAACCTAAATGGGTGCAAGATGCGCTGTATGAAAACGACAACGACGCACGTTCTGCTGCTAGGGCGATTGACCTCTACAAAGCTGATATGGGTATTGGCAAAAAGAAATCCAAATCAGACAAAGATGCAGCCAAGTCTGTCACTACAAAAGATAGTCGCAGTAAGCCGCAAGAAGATGAAGCATCTACGTACATAAAAGAGTCTGAAGTGCAAAAGATGTCAGCCCAAGAGTATGAGGCTAAGTCAGACGAAATTATGGAAGCTATCCGTAGCGGCAAATTTGTCTACGATGTTTCGGGGTCAGCGCGATGAGTATAATATTCAAGCCCCAAAAAGACATGGAACTGTTTGCTCCGTTTGGTCCGACGATGGGATACTACCGTATGCCAGAGGAACTTGTAGAGAAACTAAACAGTAAGATGTCTGACAAACTTCAAGACTACTCCGATAACCTTGTTGGCAAAGTATCTGAAGAATTGGCGTTTGACGAAGAAATAGTAAAGATTGCCCAAGAAGGTTTAGGGCAGTTTGTTGGACAGTATCAAGCATACACTGAATTGCGAAACTCTTTTGGTGCAAAGTCGCTTGATATTGACAAGTATGATTATGGACTACAAATTGTTTCAGGCTGGTTTGTACGCCAGTTTGAAAACGAATACAATCCTCTTCACATACACACAGGCTCTCGCCTATCATGTGTAGGTTACTTGAAACTACCGGAAGGTATTGAAGAGGAGTGGGAGGAAGACTACGAAGACCACCACCCTGCTAATGGTCATATTCAGTTTGCTAGTGGCACAGCTTCAGGCTACACCTGCACAAACTTTGTTGTAAAGCCACAGGTTGGAGACTTTTATGTCTTTCCTTCTCAACTATTTCACTGCGTGTACCCATTCTATACGAAAGGGGAACGTAGGTCTTTCAGCATGAACATGAACTTTCTTGAAGTGCCGAAAGAAAAAAGTGTTGACAAATAGTTATTTTTTCGTATAACTATAGTCATCAAAGGTGTAAGTAGGTTCGCTACCCGCTTACACCAATCTGCAAACAATACAGTCTTACGGATTACCTGACGAGCATGGCCCGTTGAATATTCGGTCGGCCAACTGAATAGAATACGCACCCATTGTGAATCAGCCTCTGATTAGTCTGGTAAGTTTGCATCTGTTAAAATGCCTAACTAGGAGATAACATCATGGCTTTTTCAACCGCAGCCGGGTATGGTAATCTTCCTAACGGTAATTTTTCGCCCGTCATTTACAGCAAACAGGTGCAACTTGCTTTCCGCAAGGCATCTATTGTTGAGGCAATCACCAACAATGACTACTTTGGTGAAATTGCACAAATGGGTGACTCCGTTAAGATTATCAAGGAACCCGAAATCACGGTTAAGGAATATGCACGTGGTACGACTATCACGCCGCAAGACCTTGACGACGAAGACTTCAACCTGACCATCGACAAAGCTAACTACTTTGCGTTTAAGGTTGACGACATTGAAGAGGCGCACAGCCACGTAAACTTCCAGTCTCTGGCAAGTGACCGTGCCGCTTACCGCCTTGCCGACCAGTTTGACCAAGACGTTCTTGGCTACCTGTCCGGCTTTAAGCAGTCATCTATCCACGGTGCTGCTGACACTGTTAACGATACCGTTAACGGTGCAAAGGCTGTTTCCACCGCTTCGGATGGTTCCAACCTTGTAGGTGCTGAACTGCTGGCTTCCATGTCACTGGACGCATCTGACTTTACCAATACCTCTGGCACTGCTGGTGCCGCTAATAGCTGTATTGGTGTAGAGCCACGTGCAGGTGGCGCAACGGCTGCTAAGTCCAGCACTGCTGGTAACGCATTCCCGCTGCAAATCATTGCACGTATGTCACGTCTTATGGACCAACAGAATGTTGACACCCAAGGACGCTGGCTTGTTCTTGACCCGGTTTTCATTGAAGTTCTGAAGGATGAGGACTCACGTCTTCTGAACGCTGACTTCGGTGGTTCTGGACTCCAGAATGGTCTTGTAATCAATAACCTTCACGGTTTCCAAGTTTACTCGTCTAACAACCTGCCGTCGCTGGGTACTGGCCCTGCAACTACCGGCGGTGTTAACTCGTCTAACATGGGTATCATCGTGGCTGGTCATTCGTCTGCTGTTGCAACTGCAGAGCAGATTAACAAGACTGAAACCTACCGTGACCCGGACAGCTTCGCTGATATCGTCCGTGGTATGCACCTGTATGGTCGCAAGATTCTTCGTCCTGAAGCAATCGCTACTGCGGCATACTGCTTGGCTTAAAGGGGGATTGAATTATGGCTCTTGGTGATAATACTACCTCTGTAGCACGGGGTGTTGGCGCACGTGGGCGTCAACCATACATGATTCAGGCAGACCTGAACTTTGCAACTGCAGCAAGCGATAAGGGTACAGCCCTCGCTGCTAACGATGTAATTCCGGGCCTGACTATCCCAGCGAATACCCTCATTCTCGCTGCTGGCTTTGAAGTAACATCCGCTCACACGGGTACTTCAACCAACACCGATTTTGACTTTGGTATCACTGGTGGTGACTTGGACAACTTTGTTGATGGCTTCGACTTTGACGGAGCATCAGTAGGTGACTACGCATTTAAGGCAGGTCAAACTCCTGTTCTTATCGGCGGCACCTCTGACACCATCGACATTGAAATCCAAGCCATGACAGGTACGACAACAGGCGGCGTAATCCGCATGTTTGCCGTCTGCATGAACGTGGATGACACGGGTGACATGACTGCTAATGAAGTAGACCGTGACACTCTTGCCTAAATAATATGGGGGGCGGCAGAAGTCGCCCTCCTAACTCTTTAAGGATTTCAGATGGCGTACACTTACCTTGACATCACGAATGAAGTGCTTGCACGTTTTAACGAAGTTGCGCTTACTTCAGCTAACTTTGCTAACTCTCGTGGATTTCAAACACAGTGTAAGAATGCTGTGAACGACGCCATCAACTATATTTTCCAGCGTGAGTTCGGGTGGTCATTTAGCCACGCATTACAAACCGAAACTCTCGTGGCTGGCACTACACGTTATTCACTGGGTGCCACCATTTATAATGTGGACTATGAAACATTCCGCATAAGTAAAAACGACACTCTTGGCACAGCAGGTGTAACCCTACGTGTCATGGAATATAAAGAGTACGTGGATAAGTACATCGACCAAGAAACTACCTCTGATGTGGGAGGTGTGCCTATCTACGTATTCAGAACACCCGATAATAACTACGGACTGTTTCCGTATCCTGACAAAGCGTATGAATTAAAGTATGATGCGTATGTGAAGCCCACTGCTTTGTCTGCTGCTACGGATGCTCCCACAATTCCTGAACAGTTTCGTCAGGTGATTGTAGATGGTGCAACTGCTTACGGTTATCAGTATCGTGGTGAGGCGCAGCAATACGGCATTAACTTTGCCCGATTTGAAGAAGGCATTAAGCATATGCAAAGTCTGTTTATTAACAGAGATTTTAGCTATGTGCGGTCAACATACTTACCGCACTCACAACGGTACGGTGTATCCATTTTCCCATCAGGAGCATAACACATGGCTGATGAAGCACAACTTAGCCCTTATGTGTTTGCGTGTCAAGGTGGGCTTGTACTTGACCAATCTACGTTTGCCATGCAACCCGGTATGGCACTTGAACTGCAGAACTTTGAGCCGGATATTCGTGGTGGCTACAGGCGCATTTCAGGCTACACTAAATGGAACAGCAACATTGTTCCACAAGATGTAGCCTCTACCGAAAAGGTACTAATGTCTGCATACTTCGGCGGCAA